TGGCTAGAAAGTGGACAGGAACGACCTTTAGGAAAGATGGCAGGTGGCACCTAGAGCCTGACATGCTTCTTTCGGAACTCCAAGCGTGGCACCTAGAGGACCATCGTGAGGAACGTCTTGACGAGGGTATGAAACCAAACTCGATAAACCTTGAAGTCGCTTTCATGAGGTCTGTCGTAAAGGGTCTAAAGAACCAATACAATGTTCCTCTAGACTTGGACTTTCCGATGCTCAAGAGGTTTGTGCGGCGGAGATACCTATCAGATTCCGAAGAGTCCATGATCATGGATAGGCTTTCTTTGGAAACCCCTGAAGCCGCTCATGCCAGAGACCTTGCGATATTCCTCATGGATACGGGGGTGAGGGTTGGCGAGGGGCTTAACTCGCGCTGGGTCGATCTGGACCTCAACAGAGGGGTCTTTGAGGTGTATCGGTCAAAGACTAAAAGTATGTCCCTTGTACCTCTGTCGCCTCGTACAATCGAGGTTCTTAACAGGCGTCATAACCAGATACGACCATTTGCAGACATGGACCGACCTATTAGACTCCTTAGGAAGGTGCTGCATGACGTATGTGACACAGACCCAAAGTTTGTAGAGCAACGTGGGGCTGCGGTTATCCACAGTCTCAGAGATACCTACGCTTCTAGGCGTCTTAGGGACGGCATGACCCTCGCTGAGTTAGCCAAACTCCTGGGCCACACGCATGAAAGCATGTCGGCCAAGTATGGGCATTTGGAGAACAACCATGTGGTTGAAAAGGCCAGGAAGATGGCTGGCTGGTGATCATATGCACCCTCTTGACACAGTAAGGATTCTCTATATGGTGGCTTAACGACCAAACCCCCACCAACCCACTGATCTGAAAGTTAAAAAAGAAGCGGTTAAATGGTCCCTGCATATGTTCCATTTTATGTATGCATATAATATACTCAGCAACATTGGGTATGGGACCTACCATTTAGCCACTCCTTATAACATCAGATCAGTGGGTTACACGACCCATAGATATGGACTTACTGCACTAGCGCTAAATAGTGTGGTGGGCTGTTCCGCACAAAATTGGCACACGGTGCCTTGGACTGATCCAAAGGAGCCAACATGGGACAAATACAAACTTGGTGGTCAGAACTACCAGACGACACCTTGGTTGAGACTGCCTGGGAACGTCAGATGAATCTCACTGGTAGCCTCTCCTATGAACGCTCAAGGATGGACAAGAATGGAAAACCTAGAGCAGCTACGGAATCTGTAGCCGGTCAGAAGTTCCTCAGGAAGCTATTGGACAGAGCCGAAGAGGGCATTGAGACCATGCAGAAAAGTCTCGTTACAAATGCCCGCGTAGACAGGAACCACAGGGGCACTGTCATTGCTGTACCTGCTGAGACGTGCGCCCTACTCACCTTAAAGCCCCTTATTGATCGGACCTACTTTGCAAGCAATCCTGAGTTTGGGGTACCACTACAAGGTGTGGTTACAACCGTAGCTAAAGCTGTCGAGTTGGAACTTAACTTTCGACACTGGGTCGAGAAATCCAAAGAGGCTGCGAAGGCTTATGCCAAAGCTGAGGGTCTAGCGAGTGTTCCTAGATCAAGGGCAGAGCGTTTAATCCAAGAGCACGGGGTTTCTAGTCGATCCCTGATCCGATGGAGAAATACCTTTGAGGAACTTAGTGAGTACAAATGGAACACCTTAGAGCAACATTATTGCGGTGATGCACTTGTCTCGAAGGTTGTGGAAGCACTACCTGAGTTCTTTGAAATACAATTAATGAGGAACGGGGTTCTGACACCAAAGACAGTCCGAATGACAGACACGTTCCGAGAAGATTTCAACAAGCTCGAATTTCAAGTTTCCTCTACACAGTTAAGCAAGAAGCCAATGATTACTAAACCACGGAGATGGGAAAAATCTTAATGACAAAAATGTCCATTGATTACTGGGAGGACTACTACGCAAAACCAGAAAACTTCGCTCGGTGCTTCCAAGACTATTCTGACCTAAAGAACACTAAGCGATCACCAGAACAGAACGTCCAATTCAAGGCGCTAACAGAGGTAATCGACGGAAAGTTCACTCTCTAACCGAACTTCCGTTGGACTGATCTAAAGGAGACGTCATGACATACTCAGGTGGGTACTTCCTGTTCTCTGAGCCACTAGTTAGAGGCTATGGGCCTAATGCGCATACCGCCAGAGACCTCTCAAATATCAGCAACTACGCACTTGATGCGGTAAACGCGATCCAAGAAACCCCTTGGCAAATCAACAGGTACATCCTTGATGTAGTCAACCGTATGGTTGCTGAAGGAAAGGATGTAGGATTCGATAAGCGTGGTGTTTTCAATCCTGTGTTGGTCCTAGAACACCCGGTGAGTCCAAAGGACAATCCCCTTTCGTCAGTTAACCTTCGGTTTCCAGATCACGTATGGGCTACGTTCACTCCTGAGCAGAAAAAGAAGTGTAACCAACAGAAGGCTAAGGAACACACAGAATATGAGGAAGCTATGGTGATATACCAAGCGACCTCAAGGCTGATCAACATAGCAAATGAAATGTCCCAGTTTGAGAAGTTCTACTTCCCGCACAACATGGACTTTCGTACTCGTATCTACCCCATACCGACAGACCTTAACCCTCAGGCCAATGACCTCTCAAAGGGTTTCCTTAGGTTCTCCCGTGGCACCCGCCTCGGGCCAAATGGTGTGTTCTGGATGGGCTTCACTGTTGCGTCTCACTGGGGCGAGGACAAGTTGGCTCCTGTTGAGCGTTACGAGTTTGCCAAGGAAATGTTGGAACACGGTTTGATCCAACAGTGGGTAGACGACCCAATGATCAACCGGGGATGGCTTGAAGCGGACGCCCCTTTCCAGTTCTTAGCTGTAGCTGCGGAGTGGGTCTGGGCGCATCGTCTTCCTGATCCGGCCACGTATGTAAGCCACCTTCCGGGGAACCTGGATGGGTCCTGTAACGGGGCACAACACCTGTCAATCATGGCGAGGGACTTGGTGGGTGCCACAGCGACCAACTGTACGACATCGGACATAAGGAATGACCTCTACATGGAGGTTGCTGATCGGGTGTTTGAAAGGGTCAAGACAGACGCAGCTATGGGGAACTCCGAGGCACTCTCTTGGCTACCCAAGCTGATCGAACCTAGTGATAGGAGGGTGGTTGTCAAAAGGTCAGTGATGACGGTTCCGTTAACTCTATGGCGGAACTAAAACCTCGTGAACTCAGGGAATAGCTAGAACAGCCAATCCTGAGCGAAGCCTGAAGGGGGTATCACTTCAGGAACGTGCAACGACTATCCCGAAAGGGAGTACACCCAAGCGGGTGGAAGCGCGAGGCACCCTAACTCAGGGTGATGATATAGTCTGATCTACATGGGGACATGTAGCAGCCGAAAGGCGGGCAAGGATTAGCGAACCTTGTTGAACACAATGACGGAGTTACAGAGTATGGCGTTGCCGACTTTATGATTAAGGACGGCCACGTTGGGTCAGACCAGTGGGGACAGGCGAAGTACATGAGGGACATCATCATGTCCTCGATTGACTCTACCATGTCTAATGGCCGGAAGCTTCAAAAGTGGTTCCAACTCTGTGCGGTGATCTGTGCGGAAGCTGGAAAGCCCCTCATCTGGGATACCCCTGCCGGGTGTAAAGTTACCCAAGCCTACAGGAACATCGTCCAGAAGCGTATCAGAGCCTTTGACAGCCGGTTCATGATCTATGAGGAACCCGACGAGGACGAAGAGGACTTTGAGTTCTTCGAGCGGATCGGCATGAATGTCAAAAAAATGGGTACATCCGCCCCACCAAATGTGGTCCATTCGTGTGACGCCTCTCACCTACAGATAACCGTATCCAGAATGGTTGGTGTGGGTATCAGAGACTTCTCAATGATTCACGATAGCTTCGGTTGCCCCTTCTCTCAAGTTGGGACAATGCGAGACATACTGCGCCAATCCATCGTGGACATGTATGCAGACAACTACTTGATCACTTGGAAGGAAAGCGTAGAGAAATACTCTGGCTTGACCTTACCAGAACCCCCTGAACTAGGCGACTTTGATGTCAGAGACATCCTAACCTCTGAGTTCTTCTTCTCGTGAAAGGAAAGCGCGTGACTACCAAGGAACAAAATCAGGCTGACTTTGACTTTGTTATGAAGAGCATGATTGAACAAGGTAGGCCCTCTATGGGCGCAGTAGGGTGTAGGTACCGTGGTGAAGGAGGTACCAAATGTGCAGCGGGGTTCTTTATTCCTGACAAACTTTATTCGGAAGGTCTTGAAGGCAAAAGTTTGATAGACGCGTCTGTACAGCAGTTGAAATGCTTTGAGGGAAAGAATCGTAATCTACTCCGAGCTATGCAACAGGCCCATGATACATCATCAGAAAGCGCAGCATATTTTATGGACCAATTTAGGAATCGTATGCGTTCCATTGCAAATAACTTTGGCCTCGATGATTCTTCTACGTATTTACCCGCTACACCTGTATACGCTGAAAATTGACCAACAAGTATCCTCTATAGGACAGAAGAAACCCCAACCCTTAATTGGGTTGGGGGCCTTTTTATGCACTAAACCTCTGTAACGGTGTGTCGGATTAAGAACACCTTTAGAGCGGTTTTAAGCCCTCTATCGCGGAGATTATTCTCCATTAGATCAATCCAAAGGAGTAGAGATGAAACTCTTCCTGAACGCTCAAAAGCTGAATAGCGTAGCGTCTATCACCACTGGTCTTTCAAGAATGGTTGAAGACCTTCGTAAACTGATCGAGACCAAAGACCGTGAAATCGAAGCGGCCCGTTCCATTATTATCAAGAAGAAACTAGAGGTCTATGCTGCACAGAATGAAATTGATAAGGCGCAGAATGTCATGAAAAACATCTCTGCATTGATCGAGGAAAAGAATGAGTAACAAAAAGCCTAAGTTTCAGCATCCTGTATCTCCCATCGGTATTGCAAAGTATTGCTGGGTCAACAACCCCGACAAAGGGTTCGACGGTAAGAATGAACCAAAGTACAAGACCCGGATCGTTATTGACGACACGGAAGAGAACCGTGCTTGGGTCGAGAACGTACTAAAGGTTGCCCAGGTCGAGGCTAAAGCCCACGAAATCAAGCTTAAGAAGGTTTTCAAGTCTCCGTTCCAGTTTCCTGAAGATCAGGACGAAGAAGACTTTATCCCGCAAGAGGGGAAAGAAAAGCCGAAGCTTGATGAAGATCATCGTGGTCGCATCTATTTCGATGCTAAGTCCTCGTTCAAGCCCGGTCTGGTTGATAGCGCCCGTAAAGAACTGCCAGAAGACGTTAAGATCATGTCTGGGGACAAGATCAGGATCAAAGTCGAAGTCCTGCCTTATGACGGTCTTGGGAGTGGGGTTTCTCTTCGCCTCAAGGTGGTCCAGTTGATTGAGAAGAACACCACATACTCTGGTAGTGGCAAACCCAATCTTGATGGCTTTGATGATGTCGAGGGCGGGTACATCGCAGGTGGACACGAAGACTTTTGATGGACATCAATAGCTTCACCATTGAGGGGAAGCCGGTTCCAGCGTCTAGACCAAAGGTGGCTAGGTTTGGGGTGTATTACCCCAAAAGCCACACACAGCGAGAACAATACCTCAACAGCGTTCTACCGACATTTCTGGGAAACCAGAGGGCGTTGGACGAGCCTGTTGAGGTTCGCATCCTGAGTGTAATGCCGCCTTACAAGACATCTGATTATCCGACGGCAAGGTGTGACGTAGACAACCTGTCTAAGCTGCCTATGGACTGTATGACGAAAACAAACTTCTGGACTGACGACAGCTTAGTCGTCGCCCTGACCTCTCTCAAAAGGTTCGCAAGACCCGGAGAGGACCCCCACACGAAAATTAGGATCATCAAAATCGAAGGGACCGTGGAAGACCACGCAGATCGTCTCTTCGACGCATAGGAGAGACCCATGGAGAGACCAAATATCAAGAATTATGACATCGCCGAGATGTGCCTTGGTTGTGATGCCAGTACGTCCGAGGAGCCTCGCTACGACCGTGACCTCGAACTCTGGGAAGCCACCCAGCAAGCCAAACAGGATGAAAACTTCTGGATGGTGGCCGGTGGACCCACTGCACCCCGTAACCAACACATCAGCTACGAGTCGGCCTGGAACGAAGCAAAGCGCCTCGCTGAGAAGCAACCCGGCACAACCTTCTATGTGGTGCGTCCTATCACGAAGATTCTAGCTTCGCCCCCCAAGGCTGTGTCAACGCCCCTCACGACGGATAAAACGAAGTGGCTGTGAGGGAGCAGGTCTGGAACCTGATGCAGCAAGGGGTTCACCTCACGGCTGATGAAATTGCGGGCGCTTTGGGCCTCCCCGTCCTGAGCGTTCGCCCCCGAGTCTGCGAATTGGCCAGAGCAAGTAAACTCAAACCCTCTGGTACTAAGAAGAATCGCAGGGGTAACACAATGACAATATGGACAAGAGCATGAGTGAAGCAAAGAAGCCGCACCCTCTTCATAGAGCCTGGGCGGCTGGGGTATTTGACGCTAAGGTATCATTCCCAAAGAACGGCTTTGTGCTTCGCTTTGATAGTGTCAATGAGTCCACCATGAAGCGGTTCCACGAAATCGTTGGTGTTGGTCATTTGACAATCTATGACCGAAAAAACAACTCTATGCTTAGACCCATTTGGGTTTTCGCCACTCTTTCAGCAGATGACAGCCGTGAGTTGCTTCTATTTCTGTCTCCTTTCCTAACAGCTAAGCGGATGAAAGAGGCTGCGAACCTCATAGGGAAGATCGAAAGGAGTGACGTTTGGAAAAGAAAGCACCCAGAAAAAGCAAAGGCTTTGGTAGTCCACAAAGCGAAAACGGATACCTCCTCCGACACGGACCCTGCCTAATCCCCTCCTGTGGTAGCTCCGACGCCGCCGCAAGGTATTCCAGCGGTTGGATTCACTGTTACTCCTGTGGTGCCAATTATAGAGACCCCGAGGCCCCAGATAGTGGGGACTCCTTTAGACCAATCCAAAGGACAGAGCGTATGGGAGACAAGCCATTCGTCCGAGGGGAATACCATGCGCTTCAGGCTCGCGGAATCTCTGAGGATGTAGCCAAGCGTTACCACTATCAGGTTGGTCAAGTGCCAACAGACTACCCAGCCAAAGCCGGGTCTCCTCTATTCGCTATGAGGGGCAAGATGGTCCAGATCGAGAACTTCTATGAAGAGAACGAACTGGTAGGTCAAAAGCTTCGGGACAAAGACAAGAACTTCGCAGTAATTGGGGATGTCAAGAACCGCCTCTGGGGGCAACACTGTGTACAGCCTGGGCAGAAGCTTCTGGTGATCACAGAGGGTGCCATTGACGCGATGTCCTATGCAGAGGCCCGTAAGAACTGGCCCGCAATCTCCATCCCAAATGGGGCAGACTCAGCCAAGGCCACACTTCAAGCAAACATTGAGTACCTTGAAAGCTTTGATAAAGTCGTAATCTGCTTTGACAACGACAAGGCTGGTCAAAAAGCAGTTGAAGACTGTAAAGGCATCCTATCACCCGGTAAGATGTTCATCGGGCGGCTACCCGGTGAGTACAAGGATATGAATGAGGCTCTGGTCGATGGAGACATCAAGGCCATTCTAGCTGCCGTGTTCAATGCTGAAAGCGTCAGACCAGACGGTCTAGTGTCCGTCGATGATATTCTAGAAGAGGCCCTAAAGCCCATCGAGTATGGCCTCCCTTGGTTCCTCAATGACCTCACAGAGCTTACCCACGGGCGTAGGTACCGTGAGGTCTACACCTTGGGGGCTGGCACTGGGGTAGGCAAGACCGACCTCCTGACAGAGCAGATCGCATATGACGTTAATGTTCTGAAACTTCATGTCGGGGTCTTGTTCCTTGAACAGAAGCCAACAGAGACCGTCAAGAGGATCGCCGGTAAGATTGGCAATCGTCGGTTCCATATCCCCAACGCTGGGTGGACCGTTGAAGAACTCATTGAGGCCGCTGAGCCTCTCAAAGGCAAGATCACCTTCTATGACTCCTTTGGGGAAACAGATTGGGATCAGGTCAAGGTGCGCATTAGGCACATGGCTTTGAGTCAAGGCATACGAATATTCTATCTGGATCACCTAACAGCTATGGCTGATACGGCTGACGAGAAGGGTAGCCTTGAGCAGATCATGAAAGAGATTGCCTCTCTGGCTAATGAACTCGATCTGATCATTCATCTGGTGTCTCACTTGTCCACCCCCGATGGAACACCTCACGAAGAGGGGGGTAGGGTCATGATCCGTCACTTCAAGGGGTCCAGGTCGATTGGATTCTGGTCGTATTACTTAATCGGCCTAGAGCGGGATCAACAGGCTGAGGACGAGACGGAACGACACATAACTACCTTGAGGGTTCTCAAGGATCGCTACACAGGACAAGCAACCGGACAGACAATCCTATTGGGTTACGACGCAGACACAGGTCGTATCATACCAGTGGGTAAAGTTGAAATGTCCCCGGAACAACTCAAGCGAGAGGCAGAGGCTTTTTGATGACACAAGAACAAAGTATTTCTCCTTTGGACCAATCCAAGGAAGACCTTAATCTTCGGGATAGTTGCTTGGCTGTTGCTATTTCGGTTGCTGTAAGTCCCAATGGACTCCCAGAGGACACAATAGAATACGCTAGACAGTTCTATCTGTTCCTCTCTGGGCAGGACCCAGTGCTTGATTGTGAAGGGCCACTCCCAGACAACGTGATTAGTATGAAAGACTACATAGAGTATAGAAGGGCTAGTAGCGCGACAGCACCAGTAGAACCAGATGATGTCGCCTGAGTTATTTGACGACGAAATCCTTTTTGCCGATTGCGAGGGCAACGACTTCATCCCCGGCCTCACAAAGATGTGGCTCATCCAGATCGCTATTGGGGTCAATGGTGAGGTCGAAGCCTTCGCAGATCAACCCGGATATAGACCAATTAGGGATGCCCTTTCGATCCTAAGGTCTGCTAAGAAGGTCGTATTTCACAACGGGTTTGGGTACGATCTGTTTGCAATCAACAAGCTCTACCCCGGAACTCTTCGGAGAGAGCAAATAATTGATACACTGGTCATTAGCCGTCTGCGTAATGCCTCAGCTACTCGCCATAGCCTAAAAGACCTTGGGGAAGCCTTGGGTATTCTCAAGGGGGAACATGACGACTTCTCCCAATTCTCCGAAGAGATGGTCAAGTATGGCATTCAGGACGTTAAAATCCTGCAGGCTGCATGGACTGGTAAAGGTAAAGTCCCACCATTCAGTGCGTTCTACAACCAGTACCGCAGAGCGTGTGAATTAGAGTTCTACACAGCCTATGTGATCCAGAAGCAGACCCTTCATGGCTTCGACTTCGACTACATAAAGGCACAGCTTCTGGAATCCGAACTTAGACAAGAGCAGAAGAACCTTGAGCGTGAGCTTCAGGATATTTTCCCCCCTATTGTCCACAAGCGTTATTCAGATAATCAAGTTGATAAAGCTACTGGGAAACCAAAGAGGCTCAAGGATTACGTTGAGGTCTTCAACCCAGGTTCTCGCCAGCAGGTGGGTGAGCGTCTAATCACCAAGTATGGTTGGAAGCCCACAGAGTTGACCCCAACGAATCAACCAAAAATTGATGAAACAACCCTTGGTGCACTCCCCTACCCCGAAGCTAAGGCTATGGCCCGTTATCTTACTCTAGGTAAGAAGCTGGGCATGATTGCCGATGGGGACAACGCTTGGCTCAAGTTAGCAGTACCGTACACGGATGACACCTATCGCATCCACGGTCAGGTAAACCCCTTGGGGGCCAGGACCCACCGCATGAGCCACTTTAAGCCCAACGTGGCCCAGGTGGACAAGGACCCTCGTATGCGGGCTTTATTCCGTGCTGACCCAGGCTGGGACCTAGTTGGTATAGACGCCGAAGGGCTGGAACTCAGGGAACTCGCCCATTTCCTCTACCCATATGACAATGGGAGATACGTCGAGATTGTCCATAGTGGGGACAAGTCCAAAGGAACGGACATCCACACCATGAACAGGAAGGTGGCTGGTTTACATCTAAGGGACTCAGCCAAAACTATGATCTAGAAATGTGGATCACCAGTAGAGTAATTTACTGGTTCTAACCGTGTGAACTCAGGGGAAATCTCAATGAGACAATCCTGAGCCAAGGCAGTATATGTATACTTGCAAGGTGCAACGACTATCCCGGAAGGGAGTACAGCCAAGTGGCTGGAAGCGCACGGCCCCTCTAATGAGGGTGATGATATAGTCTGATCTATATGGTGACATATAGCTGCGAAAGCGGGCTTAGATTAACGACCTAAGCTGAACAAAATGACGCGTTCAATTACGGTTGTTTCGATAAGAAACTTGGAACCATTGTAATTGAGGATGCCAAAGCTGCTGGTATGGA